ATCTGCCACTTTATATCTCATAGGATCAAATAAGGCCATAACTACATCAGCATCGTTCTGTGTGCTAGATGAATCTGCAAAATCTTCTAGCTGTGGTTCTACATCACCATTCTTTATCCTAGATGGATTAGAAATAGATCTGTTGAACTGACTTACAACTACAGGACTATATCCATAGAAATCTCTAGCATATCTAAGTTCATCAGACATCTTATCTATAGCATCTTTCTTTGTTGGTTGAGCTGTTGTTGTTTTAAGAAGACCAATGTGATCTATAACCACCATGGTGATTTGTGTTGGATCATTAGGAACATATATTTTATTCCATTCATCCAATTTCTCTATTTTACCATTAGCTTCAGCATAAACTTTCAACTCTTTTGCTATACCTACAGGATTCTCTGGACCATCAATGATGGTAACTATTTCACTAAGCTTATCTATATAGTCTTTATAATATAAAAACAAATCATGCTCATCTTTAGTCATCTTCTCATTCCAACCCAAAATCTTCCCTACAGGAATAATAATACCCTGGTCTAGAAATATTTTACGAGATACCCATTTAGCCATCTTGTAAGTTCTACTTCTCTCCATGGACCTATACCACACCTTCACTTTAATACCTGAAGCTATTCCTTCTTTAGACATAGCCCAATCAACAGGATTAAGCACAAATGCATCATCAATAAATGATGTTTTACCTGAACCAGTGTTACCACCTATCAAATAATACATTCCTTTACGAATACCTACATATCTAGTTAGCCTATCAAAGCCCATTGGTATTCCTCTATTGAAATCATTGAGACCTTTCTCAACTTCTGCATTTAATAGTTCAAAACTCATAATAGCTCTATTTCTTGTTTAACTTCTTGCCAATATTTGTTTTGTCTATCAAAACCAATATAATCATAATCTAATGAAGCAAGTACTTCATCAACTGCTATTAATGCACATATTTTTGTATCTTCAATATATTCAGCATCTGCAACAATTATTTTTGTATATGGTCTGAATTTACTTATTAGTTCTTTTGCTTTTTCTTTACTGTTCATTATATATCTGTACCTCCTGTTGGTTTTTGTGGTGCAACGTCTATTTTGCTTCCATCATTAATTAATTCAATAAATGGTTCAAAACTTCTCTGGTTTAGATATACAGAAGAACCCTGCATAAACTTAAGTCTATTTGCATTCTCAGATATAGAAGTTTCTTTCTTTTGTAAGATTTCGAAATTAAGAGCAGCTATAAGCTGTTGAGCTGTATATTCTCCTTCTAAGATAATTTTATCAAACTTTAGTCTACAATCATCTTTATGTAATCTAAGAGCTCTGGTACCTGTAAACTTCTTACCCTTATACTCAAATGAATCAGTACCTGGATATGTTTTCCACCATTCCTCAAAATCTGTTGTAGCAGGTTTTCTCTTTATAATCTTTGCTCCTCCTTTTAGGTTTAAGAATTCTAGTAAATCTCTACCTAGCATTGTGAGCTTGTCATCAGTTGTTATTAACCCTTTTCTTATCAAAGCTTGATAGACAGAAGCAATCCTCATGCTATCCTTACATAAAGGACTAACATCATATTGTTCGTCTATCAGCTTTAATAAATATAAAATGTCTAGGTTATAACTTCGTTTGATGAGCTCTTCGAATTGTTCTGGTGTTACATTAAATTTCATGTTTATCTCCTTTGTTTAAGTTTCCTATGTATTCAACACCATCTATTACTTGTGTAACAGCAAACAATGGTTGTAAGTTGGTATAGTGGAAACACTTCTTCTGTTCTTCCTCATTAACTAAGTTAAATGATGCACAAGGAATAATATGATCTATGTGCCAATAAGCTCCATAGTTATCCCAAGTCATAGTTGGTAAGAATTTAGATTCTAGATAGTTTTTTAATTCATTTGGTGTACATCCTATAAGAGTTAAAGATTTTATGTTTTTATAACCATTTTGTGATTTCATTGTTGAGTAAAGTCTTTTTCTCAATGAGCATGTTATTCTAAAACCTATATTTTCTTTTCTTTTATTCTTAATGTACGCACACGCTTTTTCTTTATTTTTAGATCTATAATCTTTTGTTTTAACAACTATTGAGTCTTTGTTAATTTCAAAATACTTCTTATTATAATTTCTCTTTTCTTCTTTATGAGCATTACTATACTCAGCTTGTTTTTTTAACTTTTTAGCTTTGTTTTTAATATAGTATTCTTTACATCTTATTTTATTACAAGATGTACAGTAATTTCCAGAAGAGATAGATATTTTACAGTGTGAACAATGTTTCATGATTAAGAGTTTAAATCGTTAATAATTAACATTCTTACATAAGAAGAAAGGCTAAGCCCATAGAACTTAGCCTTTAATTGAAGTTTTTTCTTTAATTCAGAATCAATTCTAATTAAGATGTCTTTATCTTTTATCATAGTATAATATATTTATACTACAAATATACTACAATATTTTATATATACAAATTATTTTAGAATTATTTTTCTAAATTCAGCTTCATCTGTTGTTATAGGTGTTATCACTTTAATAATTGCAGGCAGCCTATTTTTAGACATCTGCTCATCCTCCCATTGTTGCCATGAAGATTCAATATCATGTTGTCTTTCCATGGCATAAATATGATCATTTGGGTACTCCCAATCTTCAAACCAATTCATTACTCAGTAGTTTTTCTTGGTCTTCCAACTGGTTTTTTGTCAACTATTGTATTATTTGCAACAGCTGGTTTCTTCTTTCTTTTCTTGTAATATTTCTTCTTTGGAGCTGTTGTAAGATCTACTGGTTTAGAAAGATCAGTCATCTTCCTTGGTTCAAACTTAATAACAGGTTTTTCTTCCTTAATCTCGTCTGCACCTTTGCCAAAAATATACAATGCTACCACTGTAGCAATAGCTACTGCTACTAAAATAATAAATACGTCATTCATAATTGTTAGGATTTAATGCGAAGACCAAACTGTAGATTAAACCAATCAAACGTTGATTCAGCCTTCGCTTTGTTAAATTTAAAAATCTTTTTTAATAGAGGAATAGCATAACGCTTGAATTCCTGATGTTGTGTTGGTGTCATGGTCCAATTAAAATACCACATGTCATCATCTAATGTGTCCACCATTCTTTTACCAACCATATCAAGTTGATACTCGATTAAATGTCTGGTAATGTTTGCTCTGTTTACCTTTGCTTTCATTTAAATAAATCTAATTGGTTAGGAATAAAGACTGTTTTGATTCTCTTACCTTCAGTCTGGATTTTAGTGATGATCCTGTTGGCTTTCTCAATGTAATAATCATAATTGACATTGTCAACAGGACTATTCTTTGGAAGGAAGTTACAAACTTCACACACCCATTCACCTGCTTCTATCTGACTGATAGCTGCAGCTCTAGTTTGACATTCAGCATTCTTGATTTTGAATATTTTGTCACCAGTGTTAGACACGTAGTATCTAATCAGCTTATTGTAAACAGTCTTTTGTCCTGTCACTCTATTAGTTCCTTCATAATGGAAACTTCTAGTAGCTTTCTGCCTTAAGCAAAAATCATATAGATTACCATGATTTCTAATAGTCTCATCAACAGGAACACCACTAACAAAATAATGCTCCAAAGCAATGGGAACAATCCTTGCACTCTTGTTTTTATGCAATTCAAAGTCTGTAAGGAAATCACCTTTCTTTTTAATTTCTCCATTTGTCATAATTGCTAAATAATCATTCACTGTACTAAAGATAATCTTGGAATAGTCAGTTCTTTCCAACTCATATTGAGTCATGCTACACCACCATGCATTAAGTTTATGCATTAAAGGAAGCATGTCTTTCTTAATCCTAATAGTTACACCATCTGTATTTGCAGAGATCACATGTATGCCATTGGTTTCATATTGTTCGATAAGCATCATTAAGCTAAGCTCACCAGTTATAGTGGTGAACATAGTTAACTGCCTATCATATATCCAATTTTGCATATCAGATGACTTACCATACACAGAGTTAACTGCAAGTTTAAGTGCTCCAACAATTCCTTTAATCTTCTTATCACTCTTTGCAAGAGGTTTTAGCTCCAATCTTTTATCAAACATCTGTTTGTATCCCCTAAGGAATTCTTTTCCTAAATGAGCAGGAAAACGTCCATTGTTAATAATGATGGCAGGATAATAAGAACTAACATCCCAATCAATTATCTCGTACTCTTCATCAGCTTCAAACACCTTAGGTGAATTCTCTGTATGAAGACCACCTTTCATAAAAGAATATACATTTCCATAGAAATCTATATGCTCTTTGAAATCATCTTGCAGACCAAGCTGCATTTTATTAATCTTTTTTAAGAACTCTTTAAGTTGAGGAGTTTCAAATACAACATACTTTGCAATGCAATTCTTTACATCAATGCTTTTTCTGAAATATCCTTTTCTAGGAAGTTCTTTGTAATCTATTCCCTTTTCAGAGCAATAATACTTCTTAATCATCTCATCACCTATCTTACTATCTGAATAGTTAAGACATGGAATACCAAACTCTTCTTCAATATCTTGTCTAAGGTCTATTTGGTTGTTTCCTTTGTATAAAGGATGATCTGTATCACCTAGTGTAATCTTGTAGAATTCATATGTAGCATCAACATCATTGTAACAATAGTCAATAGTGAGATCTACATCTTCTTTAGTCATATTCACCTTAGTGTGATGAATAGGCATTTCTTCAATGTTCTCTAGATCCATCTCAAACTCTAGTCTTTTCAGGCTTACCATACGATTTTTATTATCGTAATGATGTATTTTGAATAGATCAATTTGTTTCAATGATAATTCATACTCTCTGTATTCTGGGAATACATCATAATTAGCATCATGAATAACATCTGCAGCTTTCTGTGCTATTTTAGCACATATTTCTAGATTAGTTAGTTCATGCCATTGGTCATAGTTTCGTAAGATCCATTCAACCACCTGACTGTCAAAACGTAGATTATTATAACCTACCCAATAAGCGTCAGAATTAGCTTCTGTATATCTAACAAAAGCATCTAATTGATTCTTCCATTTAGATACTTGAAAGCTCTTACCAGCTTTACCAGGCACCATACAAACTATTAAGAATAGTTCTTGCATGGTCTCGATGTCATATATAATCACATTTTCTTTCATTAGAATAGTTCTTTACTTGCTATTTCATATACAGCAGGTTGATTGATAAGCTTTAGTAATATAAACATCTGTTCAGCCTGAGAGTAGTCTAATGTTTTTAATTTAGCAGGTAGTATTAGTCCATCACCATCATCTATGATTTGCATAGCTTCTTGTCCTCTAACGTGATCACTCCAGAATTCATTGTTTGAATAATATAACGTGTGCACATTATCATTTATGATGTCATAATCATACATGTATTCATCATCTACAAATATTTGTTTTTTCATTTTTGTCTTTTTTATGTTGTTTCCAGTCTAACCAAAATCCTATTGCTACAATAATATTCATACCTAAGGAAGCTATGATTTCATAAATGTCTTCATACATGTTTAATGATAGATGAATATGTCCCACCATCCAGAAAGGAATAGCAAGATTGTTTGATATCCATCTTATTAAATAATTTATAAAAGTCATAGCTTACAAAGATAATTAAAAATATTATATTATTCTAACAGGTTTAGTTATTAAAAATATATTCTAAAATGATCAGAGTGTAACATAATCTTTTTAGGTGTTCCTTCGAATGTCATACCATGTGGTACTTCTATTCCTATTTCTGCAGGTTGTTGTTTAATTACTGCAGGTGATGGTTTTTCTTTTATAGGTCTTCCAGGTGATCTTCTTTCAGGATTAATAGATCTTCTATATTGAAAATTATCTACTTCTATTAGATTTTGTGTTATCAACTTTCTTTTAACTTGATGTATCTTACTAAGTAGTCCATCATATGGTCTATTAAATCTTTTTGATAAGTTCTCTGCTATTTCTGTTAAAAATACATTATCACAATTATTGATAAGTTCAAGTTCGATAGCTTTAATTTCTTCTGTTGTATAAAATTTTATTCGATTCATAATTTTTTCTTAGATTTTAGCAAAGCAACACATAGATGATGTGTCGAAATACTTGATGAATAAATAGTTTCCTTGTTTTGTTGTGTAAATTGTGTGAGGCATGGGTGATGAAAAATGCATTTTATGCAACACTTTCTCTTTCCTAGCTTTAAAGAATGTATCAATTGTCTCTTGTAGGCCAATTCTATAACTGAATGTCATAATGAAATTCTTTTTGAACTTAGCAATATGTTCTGTTAAGAATCTAACAGAAGCACAAAAATCAAGATCGAACAATACATTCTCTTTATCTGCATTTGCTTTAAGAATATCACCACATATCAATGCTATTTTAGATTTTGATCTAATTTTAGATAGCTGTTGTAATGCCACTTGTGAATTATTCTCATAGATTTCAAATTGTGTACATCCTTTGGATTCTAGATAACCTAGATATTCATTGATGTCTGGACCTGCTAATCCAATTACTGATTCAAATTGGAATCTTTGGATTAAAAACTCTCTAACAGCATGTTTGTTACTAGAGGTTAAATAAGTTTTCTTTCTTTCTGCCATTGTTATTCTTCTTCTAATCCATCGTTTAGTGTTACATCCCAATCATCAAAATCTTCGTCTGGTACAAGAGATAACACCACTTTATCTTCTATAAGAGTTACTCCTTCATCTTCATCACCATCAATGTCTACATATCCTTCAAACTCTCGTAATAGGTAATTGATATCATCTAGTGTGATGTCTCTGAGTTCATCTGTATGTTCTCCATCATCCCACCAACCTATTTCATCATGTGAAGCAAGTAAGTTTCCTTCATCATCAACAATAGCAAGTTCTACAGGAACACCATGTTTAGCCATGAATGAATCAGGGTCTTCAGGAATCTCTTCAAGCTCAAATAGCTCAACGAATGGTTCCATAACACCAACAGATATTCTATTAGTGAAAAGCATACCCACCTCCAGTTCTGGAGGCAGATAACTCTTTAATACTATTTCAGCTGGATACCACATTGTTCACTAAGTTTAAAGCTTCTTGATGTCCTTCAAGAGCATCTTCATAAGTTGTATATCTAGCTTGATACTGATCATGTTCACCTCCAAATATCATAGTTTCCCATAATACTAGTGTTTTACTATTCCAAGAATGATCTAATCCAAGAAACACTGTTGATACATGTACATCTTTACCAACATCTTCTTGCTTAACTGCTTTTCTCTTTGGATTGTTTTCCATCCACTCTGCTGCTACTGATACATCTGCAGGAACAGGCTTATTATTGTTGTCTAATATATACCATTTACCCATAATTATTGAAATAAGGATGTAGGTGCTCCTACGTTATACATTAACATTAAATAGAACTTAATACAATGTTGATTGATTTCATCAGCTCTACCAAATGTTTCACTAAGATCATTATCCACTACAGCTTGTGCAAATTGTCCTGGTGGATAACCAACATTCCATTTAGCACATAGTATACTAGTTCCTATGTCAATAATGTGATCAGATGCAAGCACTAATGTGTCATATGGTAATGCTTCTAATGCATATTTACCAAAATAGTCAGAGACCAATGCTCTGACTATATCTTGTTGTTCTTCTGGTTTCATAATTAATATCCTGCTAGTTTAGATAATACACCTTCTTGACTTAATACATAAGTAAGATCTTCTTCTTCTCTCCATGTAAGTTTTCTTATATAAGACACAAGAGCTATTCTTTCGTATGTGATGTTCTTACCATACATCACTTTCACCTTTCTACCTATTTCTAGGAGTTCTGAGACATTAAAATTGTTTACAGGATTGTTGTTATCATCAACCCATCTACCATTGATTATTTGCATGTTTTCTAGTTTTTAATTGGTTCTTCGTCTAATATACTTTCTTCCATATACCCTGTTAGAGATTTCCATTTTTGAAAAAGAATAGATGCATTAATTACATCTCTTTCTGTTATTTCATCTTTTTGGAATATGTTCCTAAGAGTGTATTCTATAGTTTTGATTTCCTCTTCCATGTCATAA